TATAAAGACTATCAAACTACCTGGACGCCTGAATTAGAAAACGCAGAGCGCTTAGACTATGGCATGCCAGAAGAAGAATACAATGAGCAGGGTCATAGAATAGTCAATAGTAGTGTCGCACCGAAAAAGACAACGACTAAAAAGAAACGTACTATGTCACCTGAAGCAAAAGCTGCATTTGTTGAACGCATGAAGAAGGCTCGTGAAAAGAATGCTAAATAGCTTCATGAAGGATAATATAATTCAGTTTCCGAGTAATGGTTATGCCCCGTCAGTTGTTCCTCAATCAGAAGAAGAGCGCAAAGCAAACATAGCAGCTTATCAGACTAAGTTCATTCTTGACCACTCAATCGAGTTAGCATATTTGCTTTTCGATGATATGGTAGCAAGAGGAATGGATCTGTCCGTAGCTGAGAATGTTGATAGAGATATGTTGATGGTATGTGAAACTATTAAAGCAACGATGATGAGAGCATGTGGTCTTGATCATCCAATACATAAACTAACTGAAGATCTTGTTAACTCATCAGAAGGCGCAGCTTTCCAAGCTGCCTTCTTACAATCGGGCGATGATGAGTTGACCTAAAATACTTTTTATAGTATAATGTACTTTTAGAATAGGAATTTGTTATGATACTTGTTGACCTTAATCAGGTAATGATCAGTAATCTAATGGCCCAGATCGGGTCTCATAAAGACGTCGATGTAGATGAGAATCTTCTTCGTCATATGATACTCAATGCATTACGAGGATACAAAAATAAATTTAGTGCCGAATATGGTGAGCTGGTTATATGCTGTGACTCAACTAACGTATGGCGTAAAGATGTATTCCCATATTACAAGGCACATAGGAAGTCTGCCAGAGACTCGTCAGAGTTGGATTGGCATAACTTATTCAATTGTCTTAACAAAGTGAGAGATGAGCTCAAAGAGTTCTTTCCATACAAGTTTATAATGGTCGATACGGCCGAAGCTGATGATGTCATTGGTGTCCTTTGTCATATGCATGGTAAAATGCTAGGCGATGGTGATCCAATAATGATACTCTCAGGTGATAAAGACTTCATGCAATTGCAGAAGTTTTCTAATGTGCGTCAGTGGGATCCAATCCGTAAAAGGAAGTTGGCTACCAATGACCCACATAAGTTTCTTATCGAGCACATACTAAAAGGTGACAGAGGGGACGGAATCCCTAATGCATTGTCTCCTGGTGATGTGTTTGTTACTGGAGGAAGACAGAAACCAGTTAGACAAACCTTTATAAATAAAGTTATAGAGGAGATACAATCTGGCTCTTTCGATTATGACTCTATTGAGTTTAGACGAAACGAAACATTAGTCGACCTCTATCAGACACCAACACATATATCTGTTGAGGTCGCAAAGCAATATGAGAACGAACCTGCAAATAGGTCTGGTCTCTTTAATTACTTCATCAAGAATAGACTTACTAACTTGATGGAACATATAGGTGAATTTTAATATGAAAATTGGACTAGGCGAAATCGTCAAACAAATACAAGCAGAAAAAACAAACCCACAGAAAGTTAAACTACTTCAAAAGCACGATAGTGTTTCCTTGAGAGGAATCATGGAGCTGGCGTATGATAATAAACTTACTTGGGCACTACCAGAAGGCGCTCCGCCCTACACACCACTAGATAAATCATTTGATGCGCAAGGACATTTATATGCCGAGATGCGTAGAATGTATTTGTTCTTAGAAGGTGGAAACGACAACTTAAAACCTCTAAGACGTGAACAAATATTTGTTAATATGTTGGAAGAGTTAGATCCAGATGACGCAGAGCTTCTTATAGCTTGTAAGTCAAGAAAGATCAAAGGCATATCTAAAAAAGTAGTTATGGAAGCATACCCTGGCTTTTTAGACGGCCAAAAGTAATGCCCCTATACGATTTCGTAGACACTGATACTGGTGAGGTTTTTGAGTTACTACTCAAGATTTCTGAGAAGGAAAAATTCCTTAAAGCTAATCCTAACCTCAAACAGAAAGTAGGCGCTCCGATGATCGTGGGTGGCGTAGATGGTCTACGTAAGGTTGATGATGGGTTCAATGAAGTACTTCAGAAGATTGGAGAACAGAATCCACAATCTAACTTTGGTAGGTCAATGAACTCAGCTAAGACTGGTAAGCAGGGCCAAGTCAACAAAGCTGTTGATAGATGGAAAGCGCAAGCTGAGAAAGATAATAAGGTTTATGATAGTAAAGGATTAGAGGATTTATAAATGAGATGTACAAGAGATAATATTCTAGTTGCTGAAATGAAAGGCAAAGAGAAAAAAGAAACAACAACAGAGGGTGGTATTATTTTATCGGCAGACGTCGATGATACTAAACCAGGCTCTGCCCCAGCATTGGTTATTAATGTTGGACCAGAGGTAACAAACATTGCACCTAACGATGTGATATATGTTGATTGGTCTAAGGGTCTCATCGTTGATGTTGATGAGGAAAGACAGGGAGTAATCCTTCCATCAGAGGCTGTTAAGGCTATCAAATAAATGAAACAAAAAAGACTTACTAAGAGAGAACAACGCTCTCTTAGACAGCAAGGTGTTTTGAATGAGGATAACCAAATCAATATTGGTAAGTTCTCAATGAAAACTATTTCAGCTCTTACCCCAAGTCAGGAAGCAGCATTTATAGCATTTGAACATGATTCAAATCTCCTACTACATGGATGCGCTGGAACAGGAAAGACATACATAGCTATGTACCTTGCCTTACAAGAAGTACTTAATGAGAGTTATAAGAAAGTAGTCATAGTCAGGTCAGCAGTCCCAACAAGAGACGTTGGATTCCTACCTGGCAGCTTAGAGGAGAAGCTAAAAGTATATGAGCAGCCATATTCATCAATTGCAAACAACCTTTTTAATAGAGGCGACGCTTACTCAATTCTTAAGAACAAATTTATGTTGGAGTTCATTCCTACATCCTTCATTCGTGGAACCACTCTTGATAATTGTGTTGTCATTGTCGATGAGATAAACAACTTAACCTTCCACGAACTAGATTCAGTCATTACAAGACTTGGATCCAAAACTAGATTGATACTTTGTGGAGATCAATCTCAAACAGACCTAAAGTTCAAAGACGAGCAAGTCGGTCTAATTCACTTCATGGATATCATCACCAAGATGAATTCATTTTATAGGATAGACTTTCAGAAAGAGGACATTGTACGTTCTGGTCTGGTTAAAGAGTATATCATTGCAAAGGAATCGTAACTATGTTTAATTTACAGCTCTCAGAGCTTCAGAAACTGCCTAGAAAGAACGTTGACGGCAAAAGAGTGTATGAGACACCAGATGGCAAGCACTACCCCTCAGTAACGACTATAACGTCTCAGCTAAGCAAAGATGCAATTGTGGCGTGGCGTAAGAGAGTAGGGAATGAAGCTGCTAATAAGATTACTACAAAAGCTACTAGACGAGGAACATCAGTACATAAGCTATGTGAAGATTACTGTCTTAATATGTTGATGGAAGATAAAGTTATGCCATCTAATAAAGATATGTTCTTATCTATCAAGAAAGAGTTAGATGCTAATGTGGATAATATTAGATCAGTAGAAGGATTCTTATACAGCGACTTCTTACAAGTAGCTGGCCAGGTAGATTTAATTGCTGAGTACAAAGGCAAGCTGTCTATTATCGATTTCAAAACGTCTAAGAAAAGAAAGCCAGAGGCTTGGTGTGAAGGATACTTTATCCAGGAGTCTGCTTATGCGTTTATGTTTGAAGAAAGAACTGGGATCCGAGTTCCACAGCTGGTCACCATAATTGGTGTAGATGATGAACCCGAACCTCAAGTGTTCGTTAAGAACTGTTCCGAAAGGAACGAATATCTACTTAAGTTTCAGAAGCTGCGTGAGGCGTTCGACCTCTGATTGCAGCTTAACCTTTTCTTCTAGTAGGTCGCTGATCCTTCCATACATTTTATAGATCTGAGCATTCTGCTCTGCAATCATACCTTTGTAATGTGTCTCAGCTGATACCCTTGTTGCTACGTTAGTAGACTTGTTAGAAATACTGTCCATTGTTGCACCCTTGTTTCCCAACTATAAAATCCATCTACATATGATTTTTGCATTTGTAGACGCCCCCTCATATTCTCATCATTAGTCAAACGCATAGCGTCCATTAATGTGAGTGCATGTCTGTTTGCATGTTGTTGCATATCCTCGTGGAAGTCATACATCAGAGTCCAGTTAGCAGCTGTCTCTGGAAGTGCTGCTAGGTTAGGATGTACAACAATACAACCAGCGCTCAATGCTTCTATCATAGAGATACAAGACGTCTCAGGCCAGATGTTCGGATAAGCATAAATGTGAGCCTTCTTAAGAGCCTCTTTAACTTCTTCATTACCTACAAACCCATGATACGTCATTCTCTCATGTTCTTTTATCTTATCGAATAAAGGTTCGTAAGGTTTATTTCTTGCTTCCCAGGTTGACCCATATACGCCAAAGCTGGAGTATACATCTAAATGCCAATCCACATCTGGGAGTGCCTTCTCTATTCCATCCATGATAGGAACAAGAAGCTCTAAGCCTCTATGAGGCGTTGTGTGGTATATAATGTTAACTTTGTCTGTAGGCTTTTCATGATGCTCAATAGGTTCAATAGCGTTTTGTAATACTACGCCTGCACTAGGAGGAACACCTAAGAAGTTTTCGTATTGTTGCTTCTGCCAATGTGACACAAACACTAGTTGATCGAACTTCTTCCATCCACCATTCTTAAGATGTTGGGATTCTGGATCCTGTGGCAAGTCATGCAACCAAAGAATATTTTTCTTTGTGTCAGATAGTTCTCTGACTCTTGATGGTATGATATTGAACTTAGACATTAGAGTGCTATCGATCTTATCATACAAAGCATACTTCATTAGCTCTGTACCACCCATAGCTTCATTGTCTACTTCGTTCTTAACTGGTCTGCTTTCTGGATCACCAACTACGTTTAGCTTCACAGTTCTTGATCTCTTGTTGCTAATACGATTGTTAGTTGATCATAACCACCTATAAGTTGATCGTCTCTATATATTTGTGGCATTGTTCTAGCATTAGGATTTTTTTCCATTAACTCTGTTAAGTAGTTTGGATCCTCTGAAATGTTTTTGACTGTAACGTCTGTTTCATCCTTTAGTGCGAACTTAGCTTTGTCGCAATAAGGACATTGGTTTTTTGAATAAATTGTCCACTGGCTCATAATATAATTTCCTTAAAATTGTACGCTTGCTCCACAACCGCACTGGTTTATTTCTTTTGGGTTAATCACTTTAACATTAGTATTTATACCATCTTGTATAACGTCTATTGTTGATCCGTCTATCATTGGTTGAGAGTTTATGTCTATAATGACACTGAATTTACCAAAGTCAATAATCATATCATCCTCAGTTAAGTCCTTATCCCAATCAATAATATATTCAAACCCTGTACACCCAGCTGGCTTCAAACCAACACGGACATACTCACCTTCGCTACGGAGGTTGTTCATGATATGAGTGATTGCTCTATCGGTTAGATCGATCATGATGGAGGGTTGTTGTGCTTACGATGTGCTTGCTTTGTGTCCCAATCAGTAAGAGCTTTCTTAATAGAGTCTTCTGCAAGAACAGAGCAGTGTAGTTTGATAGGAGGTAGGTCCAATGCTTCAGCAATGTCCTTATCCTTAATCTCTAATGCTTCGGTCATTGTAAGACCTTTTAACATCTCAACGAACATAGTAGATGAAGCAATAGCACTACCGCATCCATATGTCTTAAACTTGACGTCTT